GGTTTACCGACCCAGGACAGGCTGATTACCTGGATACCGATCGGACCCATCTCCTGCTGAATCTCAGACAGCGCGGCGGTGAGCAAATCGGCTTTGCCGCCATCAATGAACTTATCCGTGCTCATCCGGCTGGCCAGACGGTTCAGGCTGTCGGCAATTTTCTGGCGCAGGTCAGTGTCGGTGATGTCATCGACGCCTTTGCGGTAGGTCTGGAACACCGTGGTAACCTTGGTGGGATCCACACGGTAGGCCACGCCGATGTGGTAGCCGATGGTGGTGCCGTCGCTCATCTGGAAGTTAAACGCATCTTCGTAGGTCTTCATCTGCTTAAAGGTCGGGAAGATGTAGATCTCGGTGTTCCAGCCGGTCCAGTAGCGGCCAACGCCCACCACTTCACCTACACCTTTGTCATCACCCAGCTTGTTGACCTTGATGCCCACATTGCCAGGCTCTACGCGATCGCAGCCCGCGACACACAACACGGCAACGGCCATCAGTGCAGCAAAAATTAACTTCTTCATTTTTTATCCTTAGTAACTTTCAGACCCTTCAGAATGATGCAGAGGCATGGCGGGGTCAGGATCGCCAGTGCCAGTCCGGACAGAACGGTTAATGTCTCTTTCGCCGATACAAGGAACGGCACGATCAGGCCGTACACGCCCGCAGCAATAACCAGCGCAACGACGATTTGNACTTTCAGACCCTTCAGAATGATGCAGAGGCATGGCGGGGTCAGGATCGCCAGTGCCAGTCCGGACAGAACGGTTAATGTCTCTTTCGCCGATACAAGGAACGGCACGATCAGGCCGTACACGCCCGCAGCAATAACCAGCGCAACGACGATTTGCAGATAGGTTTTCATGGGCACCTCAGTAAGGTTTTTCGCTGAGCAGCTGCGCGATCTGCTGTGTGGCCATATCGTAATTTTTCTGCCACGCCTCAATCTGCCGGCGGCGGACGAGGATCCGGCGCAGGCGGCGAAGTGTGCGCTGGTGGGCCCGGTGATACTCGTTTGTGACGTCCCCACGCTGCCATGCCTGGCCGTGCACCGGATGGTCCACCAGCGTGTCCGGATGGCGCTGAGGAAACCGTGAACGAGCGAAGGCACGGGTCGTCATAAAGAAAGCCAGATAGCGAAGGGCAGTATCCCGGCTGAAGCAGCGCTTCATGCGTCCGTGGCGCATGGCCACATAGAGCACGCCGACCGGTGTCGGGTATTTCTGGAATGCCAGCTCGGTTGCGCTGGTGGTGGGTTTATCTTTCACTTCTCAATCTCCGCGTTATAGGTTGAATGACTCATGAGCTGCCAGTCTCTGCCGCCGTTCCGCGACAGCAGACGCCAGCGCGGATTAACTGCCAGACTGAGATAGCCTCTGCGGTAAGTCCGGCGGGCAAACAGGCGGCCCCGGCGGTACTGAGTGAGTTTTCTGGCTGCCTGTGCTAATACCCATTCAGGGGCTTTAAACGCTGTCAGTGACATGCCATCAGCCCTCTAATCCAGTGGAGGATGGGGGGGGGGGCAGACCGTCCATCCTTCCGACTTAGCGAATTCCAGAAAGCCATCGAGCGTTGCGGTGAGTTCATCTTTGCGCAGGCGCATATCCGCTTTCAGCTCACCTTTCTCGAAATAAGCAATTACACGGCCGGTAAAGTCAGGTGCGACGTGCAGCTTTGCCGTCAGCGTTGCGTCTTCGAAATTAATCGCGCTCATCACTGCTGTTCCTTTTCTGCAAAAGCCTGTTCAGCAAGGTTGCTGATAAGCGAATTCATAAAACCTTTTCCGATGTCAGAAAGTTTTCCGGATTTAATCTTTATGCAGTCACCGTAGGTTTCGGCTATTTCACGGTCAGCGGCCTCGCCGGAATAAACTTTACGAACTGCGGACTCAAATAATTTAACCAGGGCCTTGCTCACAATATCGGCGTCAAGTTCGACGGTTGTGATTTTGCCGCCCGGCAACTTAACAGGCGTCATCATTACCCCTGTTTTATTAATAAGGTTCGCAAGGTAGATATTCACCAGACGGGTCCGGTTACGTTCAACTAAGTTACTCATTTCTTTTTCTCACCTTCAGCGATTAACCATGATGAAATGCCGCAGGATAAATCGAGTGCGAGATAATGAAGCGCACACAGTTGATCCTCGTCCGGCCAGTCTTTTGTTTCGCTTATTAACAGAAGCAGGGCGCTGAGTTTTTCCGCCTGTGAAGCGCAGCTGTGCAGATCTTTAACCATGATTACCCCCCCCCAGCCCGCAAAGGCGATCTCTGGTCTTATCCAGTTCCTGCTCACGAAAAAAATTGTGAATATATGCGCTGAGGTTAAGAGCATTCCCTATCAACGGGCTGTTTTTATGAATCCCTTCAGATTCATTTTCATAAATGATTAACAGCAGCACGTTGAGCTGTTCGGCACACTCTGCCGTGCGTTCAGATTTAAATTCAGTGCTCATACCGCGACTCCATAAGCTGCGCGCAGGAACAGATTGGCCAGGACGTCATAGCCGCACTTATGCAGCAGAACGGCTTTGCGATAATTTTGCGTATTAATGATCGAAGTTTTCATTTCATCCTCAAAAAATTTCGGGTGCAGTTATCCCCAGCGCAGGCGCTGTAATTTACTTCTATCTAGTGAGTAATCAGCAGAATATGTTTTCTATTTTTTTCAGTCTTTTAAATAACTCATTGGCGAAGTCTGATATTACAGCTGTCATTACGCACTGGATGTTGTCTGCGTCATCAGGGCCAAAACACCCCTGGAGATATATTTGCGTAGTGTGTTTTATTTTTCCGGCCAGTAGAGTGACATCAAAAATTTCGTCACTAAGATCTGTATTGCCGGTCCTCTTTTCAGAAGCAATATTACTGGTGAGGTTATCATCGATGTTTACGCTAAGCAGCAATGACTGAATCTGGAATAAAAGGCTTTCCACGTCATTATCGGTAAGTTGCTCACGAGAATTAATAAGTGCCCTGGTGGTTGATAAAGCCCGTTCGATTAAAATACTGTCTTCATGGTTGCTCATTTTACGTCTCCGCTCTCAGTGCATGCGGCAGCATTAGCGTAGTCATGGGCAATATCTATTACATTACTGCCCATCATTTTTAATTCGTCGTCATCCGACATCTGCAATACCCTGACCGCACCCAGCAGGCAGGCAATATTTATGGCGAATGAGTCAGACGCAAGGTCAATACCTTTAAAGGCAGATCCGATGTTGTTCACTTCGCACCTCCGGTATTCTGCCGGGCCGCCTGGAAGGTGGCGGGTTCATCCGAAATAATGCCCATACGATTTTTAATGAGCTTATTTCCATTGATCACGATATGTGCCATATCAACTTCACGCTGAACGTCTTCGTGTAAAATTCCCGGCCCCACAAAGTCAGAACTTTCAAGAAGGATTACGGTCATGTCATTAAGCTTATCCATGCGCTTCCTCGTCATCCGAATAACTGGAACTAATCTGAAGGCCAGTGAATAAATTGCTGGCATCCTCAAAGTCATCAAAAAAGAACAATATGTTTTCCGGTTCGGGCCATCCCGCTGGCACTCCAAATACGCCACCAGCAGGCATAAGGCGAATCACAAATCGACTATGCATTATGACCTCCTCGTATGGTCCTGTGGGGGATAGTTCGGACTCAAGATGAATCTCACCAAACTCATATTCTCCGGTTTTTAGCGTTACTTGTGTCATTCTGGTGTCCTCTGGGCATCTGCCTTATCACCAGTAAGCAGCCACATCGGATCGCAGTTCAGGGCATTAGCCAGGGGGATGATTTTGTCGCTGGCTGGAATGGTGGTGTTTTCCTCCCAGGCTTCGATGCAGGAACGGGTAACGTCAACGCTGCCGGCTAAATCAGACCAGCCGAACTCACGCAGCATGCGCATGGATTTGATGCGGGTGCCAATGGTTTCGGCGGTTGGGTAGTAGAGCGGGCCAAGGGGTGTTGAAGATGAAGACGCTGCAGGCGTATTTTTTTCGTTGAAGTTTGAGGATTCTTGCGCGGATGGGGAGGTTGCAATATTCGAAACATAAATACACAGCTCAACTAGATCCAGTATGTTACCAGCATACAAAGCTATTTTTTCCGCTTTGCATTCACTTCGGTCCGATTCATTGAGAATTCTGCATGAAAATCCTTCAATTGCTTGGAGCATGGTAATTAACTTCGCTGCGGGATCAATGAGACTGCTGCTCGCTGAAATGGCAAACCGAGAAGCTTTAGAAGCTGATATGTTCATACTTATAGACCTCAGGTTTAGTAATCTGAGGCCTAGTATTAGAGAACTTACATTGCGTGTCAAGCTTGAAGTAAGTGATCTTACAAATCTATTATTATCTGTCTAACAATGCCTAATACAATCCACGAATCATCTAATTTATAAGCAGCCAATCCATCAGATGGCGCTTCTAAAAAAAGCGCCATTCCATCATCGATAACCCTTCTGATCACAGGGATAGATTCTGGCTTGTTAGCCTTAACTAAAACAAATTTTCCATTTTTAATATCCGATTTCCCTGTCTGTGAACAATCGATGACCAAGCTGCAATCGTCGGGAAACATACTTTCGAACTTGTGAGGAATATGCTCTTTTTTTGCTTTTAAAACATATTCATAGTCGCCGCCTGTCGTTGTTAGGATATGAGTGTGTTTCTGGCTTGTTGTTAGCGCATCAAACTTATCTTTTGTTTCCCCGGCCTCTTCCCATGTGAATATAGGAGTTGGTATGGCGCCTGCTGTGGACCAGTCGTCGTAATCAATGCCCCACTTATTGTCTTGGTAATCTCCGCTAAGTATCCATTGCGCATCAGTCTTTAAGATTTCAGCAAGCTTCACTAGATTTTGCCCGTTAGGGTATGTTGCCCCGCTTTCCCACTGGGTTACTGCTGACGCAGACCTGCCAAGGTGTTGTGCTATTTCTTTTTGAGTCAAACCCAACTCCCGCCTTCTCAATCTGATTCTTTCTCCTATTCCACGTGTGATTTTCATAGTCATCCTCATTTAGTGTTTAAAGATAAGCTATCTTACATTGAAGGTAAGTAAGATATCTGATTTAATGAGGTAAGAAAACTTATTTTGAGGCGTTATGCATAAGATAGATGTTCTTCGTTTTTATGGTTCGCGCGGGGCAGTAAAGAAAATTGCTACACTTCTTGGCGTTTCACACAGCGCTGTATGTCAATGGGGTGGCATTATCCCCAAAGGTGCCGCCCTCGAACTCGAGAAGATCACCAACGGTGCGCTCAAGTGCGACCTGTCGCTGTACCGTGCCAATCCCCGCAAAAATAAACATATCCAGCCTTCTGATGTGACGGAGGCTCAACCATGAAGCCCACCCCCGATCGAATCTTCAACGCCATGCTGCTGGTCTGCATTGTACTGGACGCTATCACGCTTTTCTGGCTGTACAGGAGTGTGTGACATGTCACGAAAAATTATCGGTCGTTCAGCCATCGACAGACGTTATCGGCTGGATCCGCGCTACTTCAAACCGCTGCTGCCGGATGGCATTCGCTATGACCCGGTAGATGACGTGTATGTGCTGGTGGCTAAACCAATTTTGAGGAACAAACCATGAATAACCTGATCACCAATAAACCATCGATGACCAGCCTGGATATTGCCGAGCTTGTGGGGAGCCGTCATAGCGATGTGAAGCGCAGTATCGAACGTCTGGCCGAACGCTGCACTATCCGACTACCGCCAACGGCGTTTGTCGAAAGAATCAATAACTTAGGTCACGCAGTTAAAGGCGAGGTTTACAATTTTTGAGGGCGAAGAAGGCAAGCGAGACAGTATTGTCGTCGTTGCCCAACTGAGTCCTGAGTTTACCGCTCGCCTGGTTGATCGCTGGCGTGAGCTGGAAGAGGTTGTCAGCCGTCAGCCGCTCTCCGAAATGGAGATGATCGCTGCGATGGCCGCCGATGCCGTTCGTCAGCAAAAGCGCATCTCGCATGTCGAGGAAAAGATCGAGTCCGTTGCTGAAACCGTTGAGAGCATCAAGCGCGGCACCGTTCCGGCTGGCTGGATTGGCTTTTCAGAGCTGAAAACGAAGTTCGGCATGTCGCCGCTGAAGTGTAAAACGCTGGCCAGCGCCTTTAACGTTCCCACCGATACCCATAAGTTCCTGACGCCCGATGGCCTGCTCGGCAGTCGCGGCATCGTCAATCACGCGTCTTTCATGGCTGCGCTTCGTCAGATGATGTCCGAGGCGGAATGCCGCGGCACTCGCTGGTGGCATCCAAAAATGGGGATTTTCCAGATCCTGAAATGGGGTGAGTAACCATGCATCCGCATGACTTCATCCGCAAAAACATCATCAGCACGCTGCTGGCTGAAGGCGTGGCGGCAGAAGATGCCAGGGGGGGGGGGCAGAGGCTGCGTTGTCTTACTACCGCCGCTGCTCTCAGGCAAGCCGTAAGGGCCGCATGTTCGACGATCTGCTTCATGAGGCCCGTCAGTGGGTGCGGTTCCGTTCGTGCAGCGGTGGACGCCGTAAAGCAGCACGTTCGCGCCAGGGGAGTCTGCTGTGAGCACATCTGAGAATGTCATTCAGGTACTTGACAGGCATTACCGCGATCCCCGTGGCGTGGTGGTGCACGTCACGGGGTATGACCGGGAAAAGTCACAGGTAATTTTCTTACGCGCCGGATACGAGCATGAGTGTATGCGCCCGGTCTGGCAATTCCAACAGTTTTTTAAGAGGGTTGATGATGGCCCGCATCAGAACCATAAAGCCTGAATTCTGGACAGATGAAAAGGTCGTTGAGTGCTCTTTTGAGGCGCGACTGATGTTCATCGGTATGTTTAATTTTGCAGACGATAAAGGAAACCTGGTTCGCTCCCCAAAACGTATCAAGATGCAGATTTTCCCGGCGGACATGATCGACTGTGAACCGCTGATAAAAGAACTGTCATGTGTCGGATTACTCCGTGAGTACTCAGTGAATGGTGTTGACTATATCCACATCGAAGGCTTTTCGAAACATCAGAAGATAAACCGCCCGTCTGCCACAACCATACCTGCTCCGGGAGTGCTTAATGACGACTCAGTGAAAGAGTCCGGGCTGGATGGTGGCTGCTCACTGAATGGATGCCCGACTGAGCATACCGACTCAATGAGTACTGATGAATCACTCCGTGAGCACTCAGTGAGTACTCATATCGGACTCACTGACGGAAAGGAAGGGAAGGGAAGGGAGAAGGAAGGGAATAAAAACACTGTGTCCGATTCGGATCGGACTGGCGGTGATCCGGATTTCGACGATTTGCCTGCACAAGCCGAACTGGAGCCTGCGTCGGATGACGGCATGCATCCGGACAAACCCGATCCGGTCTCTGAGGCCTTCGAGAATATTTTCTGGGGTGCAGGGCTCCGCAAGGACGCCAAGGTGAAGGCCAGAACGGCCTTTGGCACGAAGTTCAGGGCGTGGCGTGCGGTGTCGAAGGGGACGCCGGGCGAGTTTGCGTCGATGCTGGCGCAGGATATCAAGTCCCGCCTGGCCGTTCAGCAGCTGGGGATAGACCGCATGCTGCCGACCTCGTACCTGAACGGCGAGCGCTGGAACGATGAACTCAGAACTGAGCAGACTCAGACACAACGGGGGGCCGGAGGAGCCAACCGGCCCTACGCCTACCAGGACACCGAGAGTTCCGAAGTTTTCCTGAACTTCGATGCCCTGCGTTCCGACAGTGGCGGGCGGAGGCTGTGACATGCGACAGCGACTTAAGCGTGCCCTGGTGGCCGGATACAACCATGGGTGGCTGGGAATGGATTTTGTGATGTGGTGTTTTGATAAATTTGATTTGCGGAGCGTGTGAATTATGACACCGGCTGAACTCTCAGAAAAACTCTGGAATAGCGCCGACCGGGTGGCGAAATACCTGCTGCCAAACGGCCACAGGGAGGCTAACGAGTGGTGTGTGGGCAGCGTCAGCGGCGAGGAAGGCAAGAGCCTCAAAATTAACCTGGCGGGTAAAAAGACCTGGGCTGACTTCGCCAGCGGCGACAGTGGTGACCTGCTGGATTTATGGGTGCTGGTGCGCAACTGCGGTCTGCACGAAGCTATGCGGGAAGCGAAAGAATTTCTCGGGCTGAAGGATGACGATCATCATTTCACCGCCAAAAAACAGACCTTTGCCCGTCCCAAAAAGCAGGGTGTGAAAAAAGCGTCGCAGTGCTATGAGTACCTGGCCTCACGCGGTATTACTCAGCAGACCGCTGAGCGATTCAGGATCAGCGATGCCGTAGTCTGGTATGGCGACGAAAAGCGCGAGCTTCCTGCACTGGCATTTCCGTATATCCGCAATGGCGAGCTGCTGCAGGTCAAGCGCATCAGCACCGAACGGCCGGGCGGAAAAAAAGTGATCATGGCCGAAGCCAACTGCGAGCCCTGCCTGTTCGGTTGGCAGGCTCTGGACCCGAAACAGCGGCTGCTCATCCTCTGCGAGGGTGAGATTGACTGCATGAGCTATGCGCAGCTGGGTTACCCGGCCCTGTCGGTTCCGTTCGGTGGCGGAAAGGGGGCTAAACAGCAGTGGATTGAGTACGAATATCATAATCTCGACCGTTTCGATGAAATTCTGCTCAGCCTCGACAACGACGATGTCGGGCGGGAAGCAGCCAGAGATATTGCCCGCCGCTTGGGGGAGCACCGCTGTCGCCTGGTTGAGCTTCCGTACAAAGACATCAACGAGTGCCTCACAAAAGGCGTCAGCGATGATGATATTTTTGGCTATCTGGAGCGATCAACCTACTTCGACCCCAGTGAGCTCTGCTCGGCATCCGATCTGCTGCAGGAAACCATCGACGCCTTCGAACACCGTGATGCCGGGCTTTTTACAACACCCTGGACCTCGCTGAATTACAATTTTAAATTTCGCGCTTCGGAGCTGACGCTGGTGAATGGCGTCAACGGGCACGGTAAAACGGAGCTGGTGGGCCATATCGCCATTGAAGCCATGGCACAGAACACGCGCGCCTGCATCGCTTCTCTGGAGCTCAAGCCGGGTAAGATGCTGGCTCGCCTGACACGGCAGGCCATCTGTACGGCAACGCCAACACCACAAGAGATTACGCTCTGTAATGCCTGGTTCAGCGAGAACCTCTGGGTATTCAAGCTTACCGGTACAGCCAAAGCCGACCGCCTCCTTGAAATCTTTGCTTATGCCCGCAGGCGGTATGGCATCGAGCTGTTCATCATCGATAACCTGGCAAAGTGTGGCTTTGATGAAGAAGATGCCTCCGGGCAGAAGGCATTTATTGATGCCCTGTGTGACTTCAAGAACGAGCATAACTGCCATGTCATTCTGGTTACACACGCCCGTAAAACCGACGAGTCGGTACCCACTGGCAAAATGGACGTCAAAGGCACCGGTGCTCTGACCGATATGCCCGATAACGTAATGTCGGTCTGGCGCAACATCCCGCGTGAAATGGCGCAGCGCAAGCTTGATAAGCAGGGGCCGCAGGGTTTGGATGAGAGGGAGAAACGCGCCCTGGATATGCCACCGTCGATTATTCGTCTGCTCAAGCAACGTGAAGGTGAGGGATGGATTGGCGATATAGGCACCACCTTCGATCCCCGCTCACACCAGTTTCTGGAAAACGGGAAGTCAGCATTCAACTATCTTGCCGCCAAACCGCAAAGCGATATTGATGCGGACTGGGAAATGAACAACGTAACGAGGTGCGCATGAAACTGGAATCAGCACTGAAGTATTTCAATCCGAAAAGCCAGAGCTTCACCGACTCTTCACGCGCAACCGGAAGCGAATCACTGACCGGCACAGACCTGATGGGTGCCATCGGATTCTGCCAGTCTAAAGCACCGTTTGGGATTTCTGCTGTTCTGGCTAAATCGACGGGCAGCAACGAAGAGACCTTCCGTACCGTTGAGCAGCTCCTGCAGTATGCCCGTCGGAATGCACCAAAGCTTCTCCGGAAAGCGGCGGGTGCAAATCTTGGTCGCTGCTTGGTCATACTGTCAAAGCTGGCATTCGATGAATATTCACGCTCAGCCTCAACGACAGCACCATGCCGGCACTGTAAAGGGACCGGATTCCGGGAAGTTATGCGCGATGTTGTTAAGTATCCGGGTTATATCAGTGCTGTAGATGGTGAAGAAAAAATACCGCCACGCATTGAATCTGAACTGGTCAGAGAAAAATGCAGTCACTGTGATGGGAAGGGGTGGGAGTCTGCACGCTGCCGGTGTAACGGAACGGGCCGGGTACGGGATCTGGAAGCATCAAAGCGCGCAGGTGCGCCAGTAGACAAGGATTGTGAGCGCTGTTCACGCCGTGGATATCGCCGAATGCCTTCCAGTACTGCATTCAGGGCTATCAACGTGCTGGTGCCGGACCTCACTCAGTCGTCATGGTCACGGAACTGGAAGCCGTTCTTTGAGAAGCTGGTGGCGAAGTGTGAGATTGAAGAGAGCCATGCAGATGCAATATTCCGGCAGGCAACAAAATAATTGACTTTGCATAAAACTGGCGTATTCTGGCTAAATAGTGGCGGTTCTGTACTCATGCGCCACTCAACGATATTAAGAACCCGCCGTCGTGCGGGTTTTTGTGTTTCTGCACCACATAAAAGCGCATTCCCTGACGCCGGAGCCAGCGGGTACGCCCGGAAGGCATGGGATATATGAGAGTGCGCTTCTCTGCGGTGAATGCGTGCTATTTGTTAATAAATGTTTGCATTGCGCTGTTTTTGTTCACAATGTGCTATACCAGTTATTCCTACCGAAGCGGGAAAAACTGGCATGACTCTGAAGCTCGACAAAGGTTTACTCACCGGCGCTGTATTTGTAGAAATCCTCAGGCAGCACCCCGGCTTAAAAATCAGTTCATCCATGGTTGAAACTGTTCTGTCTGTGGCTGACGACATATGTGAAGCCTTCCCGGCTTCGGCAGAACCGATTGAGCACTTACCCGACACCAGCCTGAATCATACTCAGCACACAATGTATAAGCGTTGACGATGAGTTGAGCTACGTGGCGCTAATATTACACCGCTGCGGTGAATCCCCCTGTGCGGCGGGGCCCTTAATTTTCATTTGTTCAGCATGAAAGTCCTTGTAGGGCGGATCAGGTTATGTTGCTGCTGATCCACCGGGAGGCACCCGGCACCGCAGCGCTTATTTACTGCTAAACTGAATGGCTTAATCCGCCGTTAGCTTACTGGACAGAGCACTGGCTTTTTGATGCAGGGGACGGGGTTAAAATCCCTGACGGCGGTCCATTCAATTCTTCAAAATTACTTTTATTGACACTAAGTTGACATGGCAAGCGGTATAAAAAACCTGCTGCGATGAATCCCTCTATGCGACGGGGCTAAGCCAGAGTTTTCTGAAGGAACAACGGGCGGGCCAGATTCTGGCTTTTCTGACTCACCGGGAGGCACCCGGCTCGCAGCAACTTACTAGTCACAATTTAGGCAGCTAAGGCTCACCTTACGGTGGGCCTTTTTTATGCCCTGTGCAACATGATTATAAATAGTTAGGCGGCTAATCGATTGATCGTCCATAACGATCAATTGCTCCAAAACGATCTGTATAAACGATTATCAGGGCGCAGGCGGCCGGTGATAGTATTTCTGAGGCAAAAAAATCCCCGCCTCATAAGTCGTTAGCGAATGGTGAGGCGGGGTAGCCAGTATGGCCAACACCAGGGAAATCCGTTAAAAATAGTACCCCTTCAGGGGTATGAAATTAATTATTTCAGGACCTGAAATAAGTATTTATAAGATAATTTATTGTTCTGATTCAGGGTTCTTACGTCGTAAATGTAGTACCAGACTTAACTGGAGCTAACGGTTGTCATCCTTTTGCTAATGAGCAAATACTTATCAGACACAGCCAGGTCTGCTTCGGCAGGCCTTTTTTGTACCCAAAATTCGCCGGTTTAGCTCAGATGGCAGAGCGTAAGGACAGTTATCAGGCTACAGGATCAGTTTTATGCATTTCACTGTCTACACGCCTCGGCAGCACAAATGCGATCTCCAGAAATAACCTGATGAAAGCAACAAGCTCCTTCGCTTGTTCATGTGTCGCGCTCAGTTCATGGACCGCTTCGTTACCATTTATGCGGACGCGGTGCGCCCAGTCTTTCATGGACTCAGTGAGAATGCCGTCGTTTCTGGCCATCTCAATTCGGGACAGCAGGTTTCCTTTTTCATATCCCAGCTTCCTTAATGCCACCTCCATAACGCTACGACATCCAACGATGATGCGGGCTGGACTGCGATCACGCTGAACATCTTCCTGCAGCTCGATGAAGATTTCTCTTATTTCATCCGGGTACCAGGGGGAGCTATCTGGCATCTGTGGCTTAGGAAAAGAATCGATGACTTTGGGTGGCTCGCCGTTATAACGCCATTCACTCTGGGTGCCGGAGGTTTTACAAAGCTGGAGCTGGCCGTACCCACACGAAAATCTCACCAGAATAGGCGACTCGCATTCCGGACAGGTCGAAACACCAAATGCTTCAACCGGGGTGTCCTGAGAGTAAGACCGCACCTGTACAGATGGCCCGCTATTCACGGCCCCTGCCGGTGCAGGCTGACGGTGCCTGTATTCACTAATACTGTATAAACGAAAATTGACCTCGCGTGCGCAGTGAGGGCAAGTTTGTCTGAGGGTGAACATGTCAAATTCCTTATCTGAACTGGTCAGTGATTATGAAGGCTGCATAACTGATTCTGCAGTGGATTCTCTTGCTGCAATAGAGAAAAAATTCTCTCTGACGCAAGGGCGTCAGGGCTGGGATACTGCTGTAAAAGGACTCGCCATGGCGCTGATTATCGCTGAAAACCGCCGGCGCTTTCTTGAGACAGATTCAAAATAGCCAGTTGATTTATAACCCAAGCCACGATCAGCAACTTACCGCGCACCCTGCGCACGGCTGGCGCGTGGCTTTTTTCTTTTCCAACCGGTAAATGCCATGAATAAAAAATATCTGTATCTGGCGGGCGCAGCAGCTGTGTGCCTGCTGCTTCTGCACGCCTGCAGTCATGATGATTCGCCTGTTTCGGTTGCAGATGCACCGCCTGTTCAGCCGCCGGTAGTGGTTCAGAATCCTGCTCCTGTCGTGGTGCATGACAGCGACAACGGTGGATTTTTCTCAGGCCTGATGATGGGGCATCTGATGAGTGGTGGTAGCGGTTACAACCATCACACTACGGTCGTGCATCACTACAGCACACCGCGATATTTAGCACCGCGCTATTCCCGCTCTCGCACGGTGACGACCTACCGTTCAACCCGAGGCTATTACGGACGCAGACGTTAAGGAAAAAATGTGCACGCTCATCACGTTACCACTTCCGCATCTTACGGCGTTGCGGCGGGTTCATTCTTTATTGGCCTGCTGAACTACCTGACGCCTGAGCAGTGGAGCGCCATCGGCGTTCTGGCAGGTGCGGTCATCGCGCTCATCACCATGGTCGTTGATGCCTACTTCAAGCGGGCTAACGCCCGGGCTTACCGTGCCTGGCTGAATTCACATCAGGGTGCTGTATCGCCGGACGACATGCCGGGGAAATGATATGGCCAGAGTATCAAAAGGTCGCGTTGCCGTTGCCGCCGCTGCCTGTTCGGTCACGCTCATCATTAATATCATACTGTCTCATGACCTGGTGCGCACGAACCGGGCCGGGCTGGAGCTTATCGGCAATGCTGAGGGCTGCCGTCGCGACCCTTACACCTGCCCGGCAGGCATCATCACCGACGGGATTGGCAACACGCACGGCGTGAAGCCGGGCACACGAAAAACCGACCAGCAGATAGCACAGGATTGGGAAAAAAATATCCAGGCAGCTGAGGAATGCGTTAATCAGTACGCAGACGGTAAATCCCTGAGCGACGACACCTTCTCCGCCGTCACCTCCATCACGTTCAATGCCGGCTGCGCAGCAATGAAGAAATCCACACTTTTCGCGCTGCTGCGTCAGAGTGAGATAAGGCAGGCCTGTGATCAGTTCCCGCGCTGGGTTTATGGCGGCGGAAAGTTACTGCCCGGACTCGTTCATCGCAGGGATCAAGAAAAGGCGCTTTGCCTGAAGGGGGTATACCAATGAAATATTATAAATATGATTTTATATGCCTGGGGATATTAGTGAGTACTGCTTTCATCAATGAAAAGCATGCTTTACTGAATGGCATGCTTTTTCTTCTCGCTGGCATGATGTTGAGCGCTGGAGTATTAAACAGGCGGCGAACTACTTATCGGACTTTCTCCTGAAATCTGACTCATATTTTTTAACTTTTTTCTCATAATGTTTTTTAATCAGGATATTCATTGTCCAGATTACAGCAGAACCTGAATAGCCAATGATTTTCCAGGTGCGCGGGGAAAACATATCAAGAAAAGCTTTAAAGTGAATACTAAAAGAGTGGAGCATTTCAACCCTCGTTAGTTACAGCCTGGCAGCTAATGTGAATAACAAGGTTATATGTTCCGCTTTTTTCCCAGCATTAGCAAACAGCGGTGTCTGTGCTTCGCAAATTCTTAATGTCACTCCTGAATATGAATATTTATCTTACGGCTCCACTTATTGTTACCGTGCTTGCCTTAGGCTGGGCCGCCGACCATTATCACAGTAAAGCCATAGCCTGGCGCACCACCGCCCGACAGTCTCAGCAGCTGGCGAAACGGCAGGCTACTACCATCACCGACATGACCCAGCGCCAGCAGCAGCTGACCGCACTCGACAAAACCCACACGGAGGCGCTCAGTGCTGCCGAATCTGAAAATGATGCTCTTCGCCGCCAGCTTGCCGCTGGTACTCGCCGGATGTATGTCCACGCAAAATGTCCCGTGTCCGGTACCGGCACAACCACAGCAGCCAGCGGCCTGGTCAATGGAGCCGCCGTCGAACTCGCTACAGATTCTCGACGAAACATTCTCGACATCCGCGCCGGCATCATCCGCGACCGGGAAAAGCTGAAGTATTTGCAGGACTACGTGCGCACCCAGTGTTTGAAATAGCCAGGTGGGCAGCAGTAAAATGCATTCACCTACACTTTAAGGGGGTTAATATGTCTCTTGCCAAACAAATGCGCCTTGCTGAACTGAAGGCCAAAGAAAAAGAATATCTTAACAACCGTGCAGACCGCCATTTTGCGATGCTGCCTTCACTGGCCATGGATCACCTCAATAAAGCTCGCAATTATTTCAGCGATAAAGGCTTCTCGGTTACTGAGCATCGCGAGGGTTTCGATGCGACTTATCATGGGCTGGTTGTAAAAGCATCATTGTCGGGGCTTGATCCACGAACTTTTATAGCTGATTTTCTCATAAATTTTGAGATTAATAAGCGTGAATGGTCTGTTGGCGTTGTTCTTACGTCACAGACAATTCCAAACTATTGCGGTAGCACCGAGGCAGACCGACAAATTGCGTGGTATGAAAATGTATTGTTGCCAAAACTTGCGTCAATGGGGAATTCTGATATTGATGGCTCATGCAGGTATTTTGTGTTCAATAACATACCACCCATTGAGCACAAAAAAGCCGATGATTTTGATCAGGCTCTGAGTCTGATATTCGATTAAACCTCGTTTTATTACATACCCTAAAAAGCCTCATCAACTGGTGAGGCTTTTTATTGTGAGGGTGTTAATGCAGGAAAAAACTTTCATTTGCATCGCCAGCGGCCCCTCACTGAACGCCAGTGACTGCCGCCTGGCGACAGCATCCGGACATCCTGTCATCGTCGTTAACTCCTGCATCAGCCTCGCTCCGGATTGCGATCATCTTTTTGCCGCCGACTGCAGCTGGTGGGACAAATATCACAGCACGCTGAAGACCCGGGCTCAGTGCTGGACGGTAAGCGGCCGGGCGCACCTGCGCTACGGCGTGAACCTGTTCCGGCCGCCCGATAACGACTCCTTCAACTCTGGCCAGCGTGCCATACAGCTGGCGGCACATCTCGGTGCTGAGCGGATCATTCTGCTGGGCTACGACTGCTCGCTGGCAAACGGCACCCACTGGCACGGTGAACACCCGGACGGTCTGAAGAATCCAGACGGCGAAAGCATCCGGCGCTGGCAAAGTGAATTTCAGCGTCTGGCCNGGGCGCACCTGCGCTACGGCGTGAACCTGTTCCGGCCGCCCGATAACGACTCCTTCAACTCTGGCCAGCGTGCCATACAGCTGGCGGCACATCTCGGTGCTGAGCGGATCATTCTGCTGGGCTACGACTGCTCGCTGGCAAACGGCACCCACTGGCACGGTGAACACCCGGACGGTCTGAAGAATCCAGACGGCGAAAGCATCCGGCGCTGGCAAAGTGAATTTCAGCGTCTGGCCAGCAGCCTCCCATCTGTCAGCATCATCAACTGCTCGCGCCGAACGTCCCTGACCTGTTTCCCGCGCGCGGCACCCGAAGAGGTTTTATGACGCAGTATAATTTTCAGGGCATGCTGGGCCTGGGCGACTCCATCTACCAGCGCCCGTTCCTGCGCCAATTCCCCGGCGCTTACGTGCGCACCTGCTGGCCGGAGCTGTATAGGGGCCTCGATATAAAGTGCGTGCGCAGCGGAACACATCTCCGCACACAGGAAAAACACGAGCTCCGCACCCGGTACGCATATCACCCGGCCCCGCGCGGCGGCGTAATAAAGCGCATTGGCTACGGTCCGAACGACCTTGCCAGTGGTGGCATTATCCCGGCATTCCGGCGTCAGTTTGGCGTCAGCGGCCCGCTGCTGTTCGACCTGCCGCAGTTTAATGACCTGCATCCGCGCGTACCGGTTGATAAACCCGTCGCCATTATCCGGCCGGCCACCCTGCGCACGGAGTGGGCCAGCGCGTCCCGCAATCCNCCGGATTATCTCGTCCGCGCCTCGCAGCAGCTGCGCCAGCACTTTTTCGTGGTGAGCGTGGCTGACACCGTGCCGGGCGTAGAGTGGGTTGTGGGTGAAGAGCCCGAAGCCGATCTGAAACTCCACCATGGTGAAATGACGCTGACTCAGCTGTGCAGTCTCTATGCGCATGCTGCCTGCGTGGTCAGTCCGGTAGGTTTCTCGGTCCCGATGACCATCGCATATAACACACCGCTGTTTGTAGTGGCAGGCGGTCGGGGAGGGCATAACGCGCCGGAGATTATTACCGATCCGGCGATGGACCTGTCGCGCGTACGCTGGGCGCTGCCCGATAATTACTGCCGCTGCACCCGCGCAGATCACGACTGCGACCGGCGCATCAGCAATTTCGATACTCTTTTCAGCGAGTGGCTGCATGAAATCGTTCTCTGAANCCGGAGATTATTACCGATCCGGCGATGGACCTGTCGCGCGTACGCTGGGCGCTGCCCGATAATTACTGCCGCTGCACCCGCGCAGATCACGACTGCGACCGGCGCATCAGCAATTTCGATACTCTTTTCAGCGAGTGGCTGCATGAAATCGTTCTCTGAAAAATCTGGAGGTAGCTATGCCGCGTAAATTTGATGTAACTGCCGAAGTGCTTGCAGAGTTAAAGGGGTGTTTGTCTCTCAATGAGGTTAGTGGTGAGTTAATCTGGATTGTTAATCCCAGGGGAAAGCGCCAAAAAGGGGACAGAGCAGGCAGTCAGCAAAATAACGGATATCGGATTATCACCTTTCAGGGGCGACACTATTATGAACACCGACTGATTTGGTTCTGGTTATATGGGGATATTCCTGCTGAGAAAGTCATTGACCATATTAATGGCAATAAAGGAGATAGCCGCCCGTTAAATCTACGCCTTGTTTCGCAGCGCTTGAATTCTCAGAACGTTGTTCGCAATAGCACCCGAAAAAATTTAGCTGGCGAAATTCTTCCTCAGGGAGTTCACATGAGCGCGGGTAGTGGTAAATATTACGCGTGCATTAAAGTTAATTATCGTAAAAAGCATCTGGGGACGTTCGATTCTTCGGAAGAGGCTCACATTGCATATCTGCGTGCAAAAAGTTTGTCACACCCTGCGTCAACCATCGAAAGGCTGTTATGAAAACCTTCAATGAATTACAGGCCACATCACTGATCTGGCTTCCTGAGCACGGCATAGGTAAGTATCCTGTAGAAATAAGCGACCACCCCTACGATTATTCGTATTTCGATAAATATAAAAGCATGGCTGGTACGAAAATCGGAAAAGCTTTAAACCTGGCCCGTGTTGAGATGGTAAAGCGGCACTGGCGGGGTATTGTCGTTGATATCGGAATCGGGAGTGGTTCATTCATCGAATTATATGGAAATGCACTCGGCTTCGATATTAATCCAGCTGGAGTTTCCTGGTTAAAAGATCGGGGTGTCTGGGCTGATTTATACACCGAAACCTATGAAGCTCTGACTATGTGGGATTGTCTCGAACATCTCTATGAACCTGAGCTGGCGGTTGCGCAGGCAAAAAAATGGGTATTTTTATCGATCCCTGTTTTTGATGATGCAGAGCATGTGCTCAGATCGAAACATTTCCGTAAAGATGAACACGTTTTTTATTTCACTCACACAGGTCTGCTGCGCTGGTTCGACGGCCAGGGCTTTGACTGCATTGAGCACAACACCATGGAAACCAAACTCGGCAGAGAAGGCATAGGCAGTTACGCCTTCCGCCGCCGTACCTGACCCCGCCTGATAAGCGGGGTTTTTTATACCCTCAGCATGGACACAACCATGTGGATCACACAGTGGCTCTTCAGCCATAACCAACAGGAGGCAGCAANGATAAGCGGGGTTTTTTATACCCTCAGCATGGACACAACCATGTGGATCACACAGTGGCTCTTCAGCCATAACCAACAGGAGGCAGCAATGCCGGAAGTAAAAGATATCGTCACCGATGACCTGGTGAAAAAAGCCCTGAAGTCTGATGCGGTCACCACCGCTGTTAAAACCCAGATCAAAGCCGATCTGGATACCCAGATTGACGCCGCCGTGGATACAGCGCTGGTGGATATTCTGGGTTCTGATTCAAAAGCTGAGTAATCAGCACAGGGCGCATTCATGCAGTGCGCCCGATGAAGATTACTGCAACCCCGGCGGGCGGTGGGGCAAATAACACCCGCAGTCTGTGACGGCAACCGCCTATGCTCCGCGAGTAAAAAGGGTACCGGGTGCAGACGGACGGCCGGGAAAGACCGGCATTTTATAAAATTCTGTAAAACGCCGCTGGCCAGCCGTCAGGACAGGTCAAATATCCTGTTTCGGCAGTTGTCGGTATACGGATTACCCGCACAAACAAACACCGAGAAAGATCCAATCATTTAATTCTTCTGAATGCTCGTCACGGGGCAACTATCCACAGAGCCTTGCGGGGTGAGTCTATGGGGTAAGCAATAATGCTTTCACTCTGTGGGCTGCTTTTATCCGCGTGAACTTAGGCTCACCACCAAAAGGAAAGCTCATGGTAGCAAAGCTGTTAACTCGTAACGGCGGCAGAGTTTATGTCGCCAGCAATGGTGAGAAAGTTAAAGTCGGCATGTCTTCACGTCACAAATGCACAGGAAGATTCACCGAACTCAAAAAGCATGAAGGGTTTGAGGTTAAAGAGAGCTATATCACTGATCGGCGTTACGATTTTAGGCTGGTTGAAAAGATGGCTCATGAAAAGTTATCTGCGCATCATCTACATGGTGAATATTTTGATGTCACGATGGATGAAGGCATTCAGGCCGTCATTGCTGTTATGGCTGAGCTGGACTCGAACGGGTTCAGTGGCTTCGTTAAACCACCGAGATAAAGCTGACCAGAGGATTATTCTGTATGACTGACGAATCCTTCATCCGACCGCTGCCACCGCCACTGTTTATAAACCCGCCGGACCCGCTGCCTTATATCAGTATCGCTCCGGCTGGCGAGGTCTGTGACTGGATACAGACGCAGCTCCTGAGCGAAAACGGTGCGCTATATAACCCGGATCATGCGCATCTGATTGATGCTGACATCAGCTTCATGTGGGCATCAGCAGCATTCAGTAAAAAGGGTCGCACCGTTCTGGGTCAGGCGGAGGAGGTCATGCTGCGTGCCGGCGGCTGGCAGAAGGCCAGAATGGAGCAGCAGATGCATGAGTGGTTCGGGCGTGTGCCAAAGTTCATCATCACACTGGCCGCTGATTACTGTTCACAGTGCAGCGACCCTGAGTTCTGTGCGCTGGTGGAACATGAGCTGTACCACATTGCGCAGGCAACGGATGAATACGGTGCGCCTAAGTTTAATCGCGATACCGGTCAGCCGGTGCTGACACTCCGGGGACATGACGTGGAGGAATTCGTGGGCGTCGTGCGGCGGTATGGTGCCAGTGCCGAAGTACAGACGCTGGTGGATGCGGCAAACACAGAGCCGGAGGTGGCACATCTTAATATCGCCAGAGCATGCGGAACCTGCATGTTAAAGCTGGCGTGAATTTTTGACTGATTTTGACAGGCGGTAATCGATGGCAGCACTCAAAGGGGAGGTAAGAACATTTATAGTTCAGTCTCTTGCATGCTTCGATACCCCCTCGCAGGTTGTCGATGCTGTCAAAAAAGAATTTGAGCTTTCCGTTTCCCGGCAGCAGGTTGAATCTCATGACCCGACCAAGGCTGCCGGGCGAAACCTGGCAAAAAAGTGGGTGGATATGTTTAACACCACCCGCAGCCGCTTTCAGACGGAAGTTTCCGACATCCCGATAGCTAATAAGGCCTATCGCCTGCGCGTGCTTGATCGTATGGCGACGAATGCTGAGAAAATGAAAAACCTCGGCATGACCGCACAGCTGCTGGAGCAGGCGGCTAAAGAGGTGGGCGACGTTTACACCAACAGGCAGAAGCTCGAGCACTCCGGCCAGGTCGTGCAGTCCATTTCCAGCCTGATGGATGAGCTGGCGAAGGAGTAATGATGAAGTCGGAACACCTCGCCCTCTTACGCGACAGGTTCTGGCGGCTGAATCACCTGTACTGGATCACCGATAAAAAAGGGAAGCCGGTCAGATTCAGAATGACGCCGGAGCAGCTCGAGTACTTCGGGAACATGCACACCCGCAATATTATTCTCAAGGCGCGCCAGCTGGGCTTTACGACCGAGGTCTGCATCATTCAGCTGGATGCAGCGCTGTTTGAAGCGGCCCGCTGCGCACTGATTGCCCACACGCTGAATGACGCCAAACGCCTGTTCAGGGAAAAAATCAAATACGCCTACGACCGTCTGCCGGATGAAATAAAGCGGGCGAACCCCGCCAGTAATGATGCGGCGGGCGAGCTGGTGTTTAAAAAGGGTGGATCGCTCTACATCAGCACCTCTTTTCGCGGCGGTACACTGCGTTATCTGCACGTTTCCGAGTTCGGGAAAATATGTGCAAAATTTCCTGATAAAGCCCGCGAAATTGTGACCGGCGCGTTCGAGGCGGTGTCTTCTGACTGCTTTACCACAATCGAGAGCACGGCAGAGGGCCGGGCAGGCTACTTTTTTGATTACTGTCAGGAAGCGGAAAGGGCGCAGGTACAGGGAAAAATGCTGTCATCGCTCGACTGGCGGTTTTTCTTTTTCACCTGGTGGCGCAATCCGCAGTATGCGATCGAGCCCGTATCTTCTCTGCCACAGCGGCTTACCGATTATTTTGCTGATCTGCAGGCAAAGCACGGAATCGTGCTCAGCCCGCAGCAGCAGGCCTGGTATCACGCCAAAGAGAAAACGCTCGGTGACGATATGAAGCGTGAATATCCGTCCATACCGTCAGAAGCGTTTCAGCAGTCGGTCGAAGGTGCTTATTACGCGAAGCAGTTCCGCTGGCTTTATGAGAACCGGCGAATCGGCGCACTGCCTGACAATGCCCACCAGCCTGTTCACACGTTCTGGGATATCGGCGTCGGTGACTCCACCGCTATCTGGTTTATCCGGGAGGTGGGTGAGGAATATCACGTCATCGACTACTACGAAAACAGCGGTGAAGGCCTGCGCCACTATATGAAGGTGCTGAAAGAGCGCGGCTATGAGTATGGTGAGCACTGGGGGCCGCATGACATCGACAACCGCGAATTCGGATCAGATGCCAAAACCCGCCGGGAGCTGGCGCGTGAGGGCTATGAGATTGACGGACAGACCTACAGCCTTACCTTTCAGGTGGTGCCGAAAATGTCCGTTGATGACGGCATCGAAGCAGTACGCGAAATCCTCCCGCGCTGCGCTTTCGATGAAACAAAGTGTGAAGAGGGAATTTCTCATCTCGAGGCTTACCGCAAGGAGTGGGACGACAAGCGGGGCTGCTGGAAAGATAAGCCATACCATGATGCGACCTCTCACGGCGCGGACGGATTCCGCTACTTCGCGGTAACCCGTAAAAATCACCGCAAACCGCCAAAACCTATCAAATTCAAATGGGCCTGATCATGTCAGACTTAAATGTGGACTATCGTCACCCTGCCTGGGGTGAATTCAAAGATGAGTGGGACATGGTCGGCGACTGTGTCGACGGTGAGCGCAAAATAAAACAGCGTGGCTGTAAATACCTGCCGCACCCGAGCGACGATGCCGAAGACGACGATCCGCAGGGCAATCGCTACGCCGCCTACAAGGCGCGCGCTGCCTTCATCAATGTGACGGGCCGGACCCTGACGGGACTTGTCGGGATCGCCTTCAGCAAGCCGGTAAAAATCACCCTTGAAGGTGGCGTAACCGGGCTGGAGGCAGACGCAGATGGCGAAGGACAGCCGCTGGCGCAGTTCGTGCGCGATGCGCTTAATCAGAACCTGCAGCGGGGCCGTGCGGGGATACTCACGGACCATACCGGCAGCGGTGTTCAGCGGGGCAGCAGCCAGCCCCGGCCGGTTCTGCAGCTCTTTACGGCAAAACAGATCATCAACTGGCGGGTCACGGCAAACAAAACCTCGCTGGTGGTGCTTCACTGGCAGGAGCCCGTCGACGATCCGGACGGTTTTTCTCTGCTGCTGCGCCGCCGGTGGATGGAGCTGCGGCTTATCGATGGTGTGGCATATTTCCGTCGCTGGGAAGAGGGCGAGTCCGGCATCATTCCCGGCGCTGTCACCGCCTTTACTGACGGCAGCGGCCGGGCGCTGAATGAGCTCCCCTGGTCCTGGATTGGTGCCGTGAATAATGACCACACGCCTGACGCACCGCCGCTGGCCGATATTGCCTACATCAACATCAAGCACTATCAGTGTGAAGCCGATCTGGCCGAAGCGGCGCATACGGTCGGTCAGCCGATGGTGGCGCTGACGGGCGTGTCGCAGGAGTGGATTGACACCAATTTTCCGGACGGCGGGTTCTGCGTAGGCTCGCGCCGCGGGGTGCTGCTTCCCGCCAATGGCGACATGAAGTTTGCCCAGCCGGAGGAGCGGGGCATCATGACCTCGCTGGCGGAGCGCCGTGAAAATCAGATGGCGATGCTGGGTGCGCGTCTCGTTGAGCGCAACGGCGCGGCTCGCACCGCCACACAGGCGGCAAGCGAAGCGCAGACCGATAATTCCGTATTATCCCTGTGCGCCGGCAACGTGGAACAGGCGGTTAACCGCGCCCTGAGCTTTGCCGCGCAGTTTGCCGGCGGCAGCGGCAGCATTGAGCTGAACAAGCAGTATGACATTGCTCAGCTGGACAGCCAGGCGATTACCGCGCTGGTGGCGGCCGTACAGTCCGGGCAGATGCGCCTGATTGACTTTATCCGCTACCAGCAGCGCACCGGCCTTGTCGGTGATGATGAAACCCCTGAGGATATTCTTCAGGAACTCAAAGACAGCTTCCCCACTTTTACCGGACTGAGCGATGGCGACGATAAATGAGGAGCTGCGCGATGAGCTGATCGCCCACCGGGTTCACCTGACGCGCTATGAGGCGGGTGTAGTCAGCAGGCTGGTGGCTTCACTCAGTACCGATGATGCGGAACTGGCGGCCAGGCTGCTGGTGGCGCTGGAGGATATACCGACTGGCGCGGTGTCGGTAAAAAGGCTGACGCAGGTACTGGCACCCGTCAGGGACATCAACCGCAGGGCGGTCACGCGCTTTTTTGGTGAGCTCGGCCACGTGCTGAAGGCCTTCACGGAGTATGAGGCCGGCTTCGGCTTTGACCTGATGAAGTCCCTGCTGCCGGAGGTGGTGAGCCAGCGCGGCCTGCTGAAAAAAGTCGACGCCGGTCAGGCGTACGTCCGGGCGGTAACCGAACCTTTTCACGGTTACACGCTCCGGGAGTGGACCGGCAAGCTCGAAGCTGACCGCTTCGCGCGCATCGTGAACACGGTTCGCACCGGGCTGGGCAGCGGGATCTCGCCGGATGAAATAGTAAAAAGCGTGCGCGGCACAAAGGCCCGCAACTGGCAGGACGGTGCGCTGAATAAAAGTCGCGCCAACGCCTCGGCCATTGGCTACAGCACGCTGGCGCATGCGGCGCAGGTGGTGCGCGAGCAGACGGCGGCGGCAAACGATCATCTGATTAAGGCCAAACAGTGGCTGTCCACCCTGGACAATAAAACCTCGCCGCCGTGCCGCATCCGCGATGCGCTGCAGTACACCCCGGATAATCAGCCCATAAAGCACGGTATCCCGTGGGGGGACGGACCGGGGCGGCTGCATTTTCACTGCCGCTCAACGTACACGCTGATTTTCAGAAGCTGGCAGGACATGGGGTTGCTGCCTCATGACCTCACCAGCGCTGAAAAAGAGCGCATGAACGGTGAGGTACCTGCGGCCAGCACCTATCCGGAGTGGATTTCCCGCCAGCGCGCCAGCCGGCAGGATGACATTCTCGGACCCGTGCGCGGAAAGCTGCTGCGCAGCGGCGGCCTGAAACTCACCTCCTTTTATACCGAAGACGGCCGGTGGCTGACGCTGGACGAACTGCGCCAGCGGGATGCTGCGGCGTTTAAGCGCGCCGGTCTGAATTGATACTGACGTTTTTAACATGAGGCTGCCTTCGGGCGGCCTTTTTTATCACCGCAGCCCGAGGCTGCACTCATCTGACCCGGGGTTACAGATGCTGAAATTTAAACTGACCAGCGACGAATATGACGCGCTGGATGAAAGCCAGAAATCGTTTTATGCAGAAGCCGAAGGCGGTTACCAGCTGAAGATTGAAGGCGTGCCGGACGTGTCCGGCCTTGAGAAAAAGGTCACTGAGCTGCTGAACGAGAAAAAAATCGAGCAGGAAAGGCGGCGCGAGGCTGAACTGCAGGCGCAGCGTGAGCGTGAAGATGCCGCCCGTAAAAAAGGGGACATTGAGACGCTGGAGAAAAGCTGGCAGGAGAAACTCACCACCCGTGAGCAGGAGCTGCAGGCAACGATTGATGCGCACGCGTCCCGCCTGCATACCCTGCTGGTGGACAATGTGGCGCAGTCGCTGGCGACGAAGCTGGCGGGCGACAGCGCGGCCATCCTGATCCCCCACATCCGCGCCCGCCTGACCGTAGAAGACGGAAAAACGCGGGTCGTGGATGCGGAGGGCAGGCCCTCTGCAGCCACACTCGACGAACTGGAAAAAGAGTTTAAAGAAAACAAACTTTTCGCCCCGGTGGTGATTGTGTCAAGGGCTACCGGTACCCGAGGTGCCGGTAACCTGCCGTCCGGCAGCGCCGAAGGCAAAAAATGGGATGATTTTACCGAAGCAGAGCGCGTGAAGCTCTTTAATGACGATCCGGAAGCGTTTAAGCGCCTCGCGGCAACACAGAATAAGTAACAGGAGTCCGTAATGACCACGACTGCCACCCGCCTGAGTGACATTTTTGTTGGCGAGTACTACCAGACCATCGATCCGGTAAACAGCCCGGAAAAAACAGCCGTTTATAATTCCGGCATCATCACCCGCCTGGCGGCGCTGGATTCCATCGCCCGCAACAGCCAGGGCACTGCAACCATCAGCTACTGGCAGGATCTGGATGCGGATGAAGCGCCGAATGCCTCTACCGATGATCCGGATGAAATTGGCGAAGTAGGTAAGGCCTCGCAGGGCAGCATGCGCGGGCGCGTTCTGTTCCTGAACAAAGGCTACGGCGTTTCTGACCTCACGGCGGAGCTGGCCAACAGCGACCCGATGACGCAGATCCGCAACCGCTTTGGCACCTACTGGACCCGTCAGTGGCAGCGCTATCTGATATCCACCGCACGCGGTATCATCCTGAGCAATCAGGCCAACAACAAAGGTGACATGATCATCACCGAGCATGACAGCCTGGCCGGCGCGTTTCAGGATGCCGCCTTTACCGCAGGCGATGCGGCGGACCAGTTCTCAGCCATTGGCGTTCATTCAGTCATCATGAACCGCATGGTGAAGCATGATCTGATTGAGTACCTGAAGGATTCGGACGGGCGCGTCATTCTGGCCACCTATCTCGGGAAGCCCATATTCATGGACGACTCCCTGACCATGCCGAACGGCCAGTACATGTCCGTGTTCTTTGGAACAGGCGCATTCGGCTACGGCATGGGTGCGCCTCACACGCCGGTTGAGCTTCAGCGCCTGCCGTCCGGCGGTAACGGTGGCGGTGCTGAAATTCTCTGGGAGCGCCAGACCTACATCATCCAGCCTGCCGGTTTCTCCTGGCAGGGCGAAGACAGCCCCAATAAAACCCCGACGTTCTCCGATATGGCGCTCGCCAAAAACTGGAAACGGGTCTTTGACCGCAAGCAGGTTCCGTTTGCTGCGGTGATTTCCGGTGACGGCGCGTCATCCTGATCGGGGAATAATGCATGATAACGCCTGATACTGACCCGGCCTCGCCGGGTTTTAACAGCTATGCCCGCATCAGCGACCTGCGCGACTTTGCTTCATCCCGCGGCGGGTCGGTACCCGATGACGACACTGAGTGCGCACAACTTCTGTTTCAGGCGATGGACTACCTGAACGGCCGGCAGTGGAAAGGCCGCCGGACTACCGACAGTCAGCCGCTGGCCTGGCCGCGTGACCGGATTGTGGTGGACGGCGTGACGCTCAGTAACACGGCCATTCCGGCTCAGCTGATACAGGCGCAGTGCCGCCTGGCGCTGGCGGCGCAGGAGGGCGAGCTGGACGGGGTACTGACGCGCGGGGTGACGATGGAAATGGCCGGTAAGGTCAGCCTGCAGTATGCCGGCGGTGACGACAGCGGGTCGCTGTATTTTCCCTGGCTGGCCGGCCTGCTGCGCGGGCTGCTGGCCGGTGGGGCGTACATTGCCGTGAGAAGGGGGTAGCCATGGGTGACAGACCGGACACCTCAAAAGTAACCGCCCTGCTGCAGAGCATGATTTCCCTGAAGCGGGCGGGCGTGAAGGTGGGTATCCCGAAGGAGAATAATCCGCGCAAGGACGGGCTGCCGCTGGGTAACGCCGGGCTGATGCAGCTGCATGAGTACGGCGGCGACGTGCATATCCCTGAACACACCGTCAGCATCACGCGCCGCATCCGGGCTGACGGCTCGTTTGCGTACAGCGGTCAGTTCCGCAAAAACGGCAACTTTCAGACCTTCCATCAGGTGCCAGCGCACACGGTGCGTATTCCTGAACGCTCAATCTTTCGTTACACCTTCCACCAGAACGATTATTTCCGTAAGGAGATGGCCGTGCGCGCCACGGCGGTGCTGAACGGCACCATTACGGTAGAGGAGGCGATGACGCTGGTGGGCAGCCGCGTGCGGCGAAAACTCCGCGCGTCATTTGCAGACGGGCACCTGAAGCCAAATGAAGACTGGGCCATCAGAGAGAAAGGCGGAAAAGATGAACCGCTTATTGCTTCACGCGACATGTACGAGTCAATCACCTTTATTACAGACACGGGAGGCACCAGCAAATGAGGCCGAACGTCCGCCGGGTGGTGACCGGGCGCATGAGCCGGAAATTTACGGTTACGCATCCGGCCACCAGTGACTGGCAGCCCGCAGGTGTCAGTAACAACCGCGGGGTGATTTATCCCGCCGATACGGACGCGCTGCAGTTTGCGCCTGAGGGCACCCGTCTGCACGATGCCATCGTGTTGCTGGCCGCACAGCGCATGGCGTTCGGTGACGTGGTGGCCTGGCACGATGAGCGCTGGCGCATCACACACCTACAGGACTTTTCTGACCATGGCTATTACTACGCGATCGCGGTTCGTGCTGCAGAGCCTGCTGGCCCCGATAGCGGCGGCTTTGCAGACGCCTGATAAAACGGTAACGGTGGTGCTGGCCGACACGGGTAAGCGTGCACCTGATACCAGTTTCATCACCCTGCGTGAAATCTCCGCCATTGAGCTGGGCCCGCCAGGGCAAAAACAGATTTCAGAGGATGAGGAGGAAATTCGTCTTCATCTTGAGCTGATGGTCAGCGTGCAGGCTTATGGACCGCGGGCGATGGTGATCCTTCGCCGCCTTTCAGCCTGGCTCGGTTCCACGCCCGGCATGCAGGCTCTGACTGAGCTCGGTACCAGCTGCCCGAATTACTCGCTGCCCCGCAACGTGTCGGAGGGTGTGCCCGGCGGCTGGGAAGAGCGGGCCGTGATGACCCTGACCCTCGCCCACGACGATCGCTACACCGTTCCGCTTTCAACCATCCACACCGTGCCCGTCGGCATCGCCACGGCGACCGGCACGATTAAATTTAATATCGAGAGGTAGTCATGTCCCGCGACATAGATGACGTAATTTCCGTCACGGTCAATGCGCCCGCTGACGTTGTTTCCGCGGCTGATTTTGGTACCGTGACGCTGTTCACCACGGAGGCGGCTGGCGCATTTGATGATGACGTCTTCCGCAAATACGGCTCTCTGAAGGCCTTTCAGGGGGATTTTCCCGCCGCAGGCAGCGCGCTGCTCTCCACGGCGGAACTCTTTTTTGAGCAGCCATCCCGCCCGCAGTATCTTTATGTGGCCGTCTGGCCGGTGGACTCCGCTAACGAGCGTCTTTCCCTGTCCGAGGCTTACGAAAATCTGAATGCCAGCTGGTCGGGCTGGTACTGCGGCGCACCGGTGGGCGTAGCGCTGGATGATGAAGAGCTCGAAGAAGCCTGTGCCTGGATTCAGGCGGCGGGTAAAATTCAGGCCATCACGGTCACCGATATCAGCAGTAAAGCCCTGGCGAAGATTAAAACCCTGGCGGAAAAGCAGTATTACCGCACGCTGCTGCTCGCCGATCGCACCGTCAGCATGCCGGGGCCTTCCGGCGCGGTTTCCGCAGCCGCACTGTTGTGCTCCATCAACTTCAGTGCTTCCGATTCTCTGCTGACGCTCAAGTTCAAAACGCTGACCGGCGTCACCCCGGATCCGGACATGGACAGCCCCACTGCGGATAAGCTCGATGCTCTGGGCATCAACTACTACACGAACTTTGGCACGAAGGCGATGCTGGCCGAGGGCTGGATGCTGGGACAGGTCTACTGGGCTGACGAGGTTATCGGGCTGGACTGGCTGAAGAATAAAATCCAGACCAACACCTTTAATGCCTTTGCACAGCTGAAGAAGATTGCGCTGTCGGATGCGGGCGTCACCACCATCAAGGGCTATATCGACGCGGTGATGCGCATGGCGGTGAAAAACGGGCTGGTGGGGCCGGGTACCTGGGCGGGCAGTCCGGTGGGCCAGCTGGCGACCGAGGACTACCTCGAGAACGGCTATTACATCTACGCGGATTCCGTGTCCACGCTGTCGGCGGATGACCTGAAAAACCGTAAGTGTCCGCCGATCACCGTCTGCGCGCACCTGGCCGGTGCCATTCATTCGGTGCAGATCACAGTGAATACGGAGCGTTAACAGATGGCACGTTTTGATATCAAGCAAATCCACCTCATGCTCAACGAGCGGGTGATCACCGGCTTTACGGCGGAAAATAACGCCATCGATTACAAATATGCCAAAGACGCGGGGGAATACGCCATCGGGGCGCACGGTACCGGGGTTTTTATCAGCAACCCGGACGAGTCCACGGTGCTGACCCTCCGCATGCTTCAGCACCACCCGGACGTGGCCTGGCTTAACCAGCAGCGTGCTCTGCAGCGCAAAAGCCTGAAATCCTTTACCCCGTTCTCGCTCATCATCACCGACCTGATGAACGACGACGTAGCCACCGGCTCGAAGGGCTTTTTTACCGCGCTGCCGGCGTATACCCGTGGTGCGCAGCATAATCCCGGGGTGTTCACCCTGACCTTTGAAACCGGCACCATGTTGCTGATGAACGGGATTGACTACTAATGGAGCTGAAAAAGACGCTGACCCTGGACGGGGTGGACTACGTGATGACGCCGGTCAACGCGGTGCAGGGCTGGGGCTGCCTGCAGAAGCTACTGGGTGCTATCGGGCGCAGCAGAATGATGAACGGGGGCGACGGCTCGATGGCCACCGCCATTGCGCTGGCGTTCTCGGTGATGGACAGCAGTGAGCTGGCAGAGCTGCAGCGGATGGTGTTTGACAGCACGGTGGTCAGAACGGAGGCGGGCGCAATGCCCTTTAAGCTGGCGGACCAGGCTGAAACGCACCTGAACCAGTACCGGTCACACCTGCCGCAGTTGCTGGTGGAGGGGGCGCTGTACCAGTTTGAGGATTTTTTTACTGGTATCCGCGCCACGCTGGGCAGTTTGTTTCCGGGGATGGAGTCGGTGATGGCGTTCCTGGCGAAGGCGCGGGAGGTGGCGGGGGAAGCCGAAGCGTCCTCAGTAACGGAGCAGACGGACCCGACTGGTTCATCTGGACACCCGTCATCCAGAAGTTCGCCAGCCTCGCCGAGCTGAAGACGGTCTATAACCTGACTGACCTGATGGCGCTGCATGACGCCATCAGGGAGTCTGATGAAATTGAGCAGCAAAATAACCCGCATCGGGGTAATGCTTAAATCTTCAATAAAAAGGCAATGAGCGAAAATTTTTTTATTAATGGCATTCATTTTTGATTTGAACCAAATTAACGCAAATCAGCCATGGAGGGCGAGGGAGATTTGAAATCTAATAAGTGTGGTTTCAAATTTAATCATGGAGGTGTCATGCGTATTTTAAATTTTTTTGCTTCAGTTTTTTTGCTTTCCTTTTTGTCTTCAGGAGTAAGTTATGCGTCTGTGGTGAGCGGTCAGGACGTGGCTGCTGAACTGAATCAGCGTTATGAAAACGTGGTGCCGGATTGCGACGGGAATCCGGCTTATTATTGTTCGGGAATAGTTATTCGTGTCAATGAGATAGGGGCATTGCCAGTTTATCATCCCACATGGGAACCTTACACAAGAGTTGATGATAACTTTTTTCAGTTTAGCTACATCAGAAATGATATTGGGGGATTACCTGGGGTTATATATAATTTTACACCTACGGGGTTTGGCATAATTTTAAATGCCAGGGACAAAGATGTTTATAGTACGAGATGTATGTTTCCCGTTAATGGCACCAGTCTTACAAGGGATAACAACGGTTGTGGAAGCCTGATCAATGTTAAAGATTCAAATAAAGATGAAGATAACAGTACCTGCAAAAGCCAAGGGGTTTTCACTGCTGATGAATGGATAAAGGCTTATGATGGGACCGATAAAAGCGTATGCTCTTTCAGTAGCCATGATGCCTCAGCATTTTATGAGGCCATTAAATCTACAATTTTGTTGAGAGAGGCTAAAGGAAAAATAGGAAATAATGAGCTTGTGCTGAATTCCTCTCCATTGTTCTGGGATGCAAAAGATCCGTCCAAAGATCATATTCAAGCTCTTTGGTATAACCCCAAAACTAACGAAAGCTCGTCATTACACGGTCTGGCTGGAGCTCAGTCAGAACAAAAACTTTATTTCCAGTTAACAAAAAAATGGATTCCAATTTTATCCATTAACATTGCCAGTGAGCCAGCTATCTTTTCATACTCAGAGTCAGATCAGGTAATAACACCTCAATCATAATACCCATCCGATAAAGCCCGGCTATGCCGGGTTTTTTATTGCCAACTTAAAACCACGTCCTATGGACGTGGTTATCGCCTCGGTTCTGGCTCTGCCTGTAAAGACCTGCCCATGTCAAA